ATTTTGTCCTGCCTATGGCATTGCTTTGGAATCCAACCCTGATTAACAAATACATTACCTTCATTTATATTAGTCCATATATCAGTTGGCTTTGCTCTTGTATCTCCATACTTGCAGTACCAAACTGTGTGTATGTACTTGCTAGGAATTAAATCTAACTTTCTCAGCTTTCCTCTAGGATTTTCTATAATAAAAATTAAATTTGGATTTATACCTTTAGCTGCTTTTATAATCTTCCATGTGTGCTGCACTATCTTAACCCCAAGTTTTGCATTTTCTGTCTTTGGAGTATGGTCTTTATTCCAATGATGCCCAATACTTGCAACACTAAAATAAGTGCATGGTGGACTTGCCCATATTACATCAGGTATTCCAAAATCTTTGCCCATTTTATAGCTATCAAAATCAAATATATCACATACTTGGTCTATCTTATCAAAAGGCTTAAAGTCTGTAGTATAGGTTTCAAAGCCATGCTTCTCAGCAACCTTACTAAAACTTCTTGATCCAGCAAATAGTTCTAATACTTTCATAGCTTTTTAATCTCCTTCAATAATTTAATTGCTGAATCTAAACAAACTTGCATTTCTGATGTGTCCATTTCAATGCAACCCTGCTCAAGCATTTCATCTTCTGTTTCATTATCTAGTTGAAATAAACCACTACCCATACATTCACTTATATCTTCCAAGCCTTTTATTATTTTTTCTTGTTCACTCATATTATATCTGCAACTTGTTTTTGTTCATTTTTTGGATCTTGTGATTTATAAAAATCTGCATCTCTCAAACACATACCACAAAAATCCCACCTATCATGCACATTATCTATTATTTTATATAAAGCAGGATAATGGCAACACTCACTATATTCATTCATAAACTCTCCATTAATTTTTTTCATCATATCTGTTAAATTGGAAATACACCAGACACAAAAAGCAACTTCTGTGGATTGACCAAAAAGACCAACAACATCACCATTATCAACCTCTACTTCATTATCACATATAGTACAGTTCATACTTGCTTTCCAAACCTTCTTATATCTTCCATAGGTATCTTATAAAACTCTTTATGGTTTTCAGGATAATGCCCAGTTTCTAAATCTCCATGCTCAAACAAACTCCTTATATAGTGCATCTCTACTAAATAAGATTCTTTGTATTGAGGGCTATGAATATGAAACAATAAGCTACCACCTTTACTTTCTGCTAAACTATGATATTGTTGATAATATTTTAAATCATATTCTTTAATCTTGACATGATCCCCAGTTTCTTTATCAGCTACTTTACATTCTACAAAGTGAAAGTCCTTATTTACCATCATAAAATCAGGTGATGCCTGTATTAACTTAGGCAGCTTAAAAAACAAATCACCCATAGCAAAGCCTTCTTCTTTAGATATGCCATACTGCTTGTACCATATATGATGTCTTTTGCAGAACTTCTCAAACTCAATCTCACCTAAATGTCCATAAGCCTTTCTTCTTTCAAGTGCATTATTCATCTTCTTCTCCTTCTTCTAAGAAATGGCAATGCTCTTTACATTGTGAACATAAGCCTGTAACAAGGTCTAAATCACTATAATAATAAGTTTCATAGAAAGGCAATGCACCACAACAATTACTAAAAACATTTTCAATTACTATGTTCATAATTATCTCCTTATTCTACTATTTTAACATATAAAGGCTTCCAAGATACTGTACCATAATCACCATACTCTATATCTGAATCAGAATTAGCAATAACAGAATCACAGCCATTAATTGTCAAAGCCATTATATAACCCAAAACCAACCACTTAATATTATTCATCATCATCTCCTTATTCAAATAAGCTATCAGCTTCTTCTTTGCTTACTGTAGGCTTAGTGCCTTCTTCAACCTTAGCAGACCTGATATTAATTTCTTTAATAGCTTTCTCTTTCCAAGCCTCTACCTTACAATCATTAATAATCCAAGTAAGTGTTTCAGAATCTACTTCTCTATAAGTCTTACCTTGATTTTTACCACTTTTAAAGCCTATTGGTTGATCTCTCCAACCATCACCACTCAAATCTTCTTTTTTAGCCTTATATGGTGTATTTTGCTTGTTTAAAGCACCAACTAACTCATCTGCACTTGCAAATTCAGAGCCTAAATACCCTGCACTAGCTAATGCTCTCCCTATTGCAGATGTTTCACAGTTCTCTAATGCACTTGTTTCATTAATTTTGCTTGAGCCTAATTCTTCATAAGCATGTCCACAAAAGATACTTTCTCCAATCTTAACAACTGCCTTAACAACTACAATACCATCTTTAAATTGTATTATTTCAGTTAGTATAGATTTATTATCTTTATGTTCATTATGAAATTCAGTAACTCTTTCTGCTACTGTTTTATAATCCTTCCCATGTATTTTTACTGGCATTTTTCTATCTCCTATTTATTTATCATTTGAATTTTATTGGTAATATGTATATATGGATTCTGTGGATTGAATCCTAAGAGTTCTAGTAAAGCATCAGCTAACTCTCTAGACATCTTCTTTTTTCCATTGAGGTATGCAGACAGATTGCTTGGTTGTATGCCTAGCTGCTCTGCAAAATACTTTTGTCTGTAAGGTGAGTATTGTACCAAAGCCTTAAATAGCATTGGTGTATGCTCATCTATTTTAATGTAATAATCACTCATCTTGTTATAATCTCCCAAACTAATAATATAATTAAATAATACATACTAATTGATATAAAAATTGGTGCATATTTTTCTACATACTTTTCTATTTTGGTAGGCATTTTATTGCTCCTTTTTTATTTTTTAAGATTCTTAATATAACTATTATAGCACACACTTTAAGAACTCCAGTAATAAAGCTATCTATTGTATATATTAAATCAAAAACCAACTCTCCCATATCCTTTCTCCTTAATTAAATTCTTGGTGCATTTTGTATTGGGGTGGTATCACCTAAAGCTGCCCTTCTACCTTGTATGCACCAAACAAGCTTATTTACTTACTAATATATATTTCTTTCATAATATTATCATCTCTTATAATAATATTTTCATTTTTTAATTCTTGTATCACACTTCTAACCACATTCCAATTATTAATTATAATTCTTCTTTGTATTTCTACAACTATATCTTTCCATTCTATTCCATTAGTAGTAATAATTTCTAATAATATATTTTTTATTTTAGTTTTCATTTTAATCTCCTTTGTTTCCCTTAACCTCCCTAAATATAACTATAAATACATAATAAAAACAAGTTTTTTTAGTTTATAGAGGAGAAAAAAGTATAACTATTATATATGTAGTAACAAAAAAGGCTCTAAAAAGAGCCTTAATTGTTGTGCGTATTGTATGTTAGTTTACCATGTTTCTGTCAAAACAAGGGAGGTTGAAAACAGGTTATTGGCAACCTGTTTGAAGGAGGGTTTATTTGTTATTCTGCATATTGCAAATTCTAAATCATCTGCCTGTGAATCAGGGCAAAAGATAAAAGGCAAACTGCCTGTGTGTGTTAGTTTAAAAAATGAAGATAATGAGGTGTCAAAGCTATCTATTGAGTAAGCATCTTCTATACCATTAGTAAAGGAATCATTTACAAACTTATTAGCATTGCCTGCTTTGTCAAACATATTATTATCAGCTATAAAACTTAAACCAACCTTCCATTGCCTTCTCCCTCTGTTAGCAACAGGTCTGTAATCCCTTCCATCTGTTTTTTGTAGTGTCCAAGCTGGTTGGTTGCCCCAATCAGGCACACCTAAATAATTCATGTTGGTTATTGTAGAGCCTCCAACTGTAGTCTGCTTTTTAATTCCTTCTTGAGAATAGGAAATAGTAGCTGATAATTCAACAGAATGCTCAGGCTCAAAAAATATTCCACAAGTTTGCGACCCAACATTAAAATTGCTATCAGATAGAAATTCACTCATAGGAGTTGGGGATTCTGTATCATATTTTCTGTTTATAGGATTAATAGCAGATTCAAGCTGTGTTCCTAGTTGATTCATTATAAATTCAGGAGTAACCAACTGAGCCTCTCTGCCTTCGTCCATCATCATTACTCTACCACTACCATCATCTTTTGCATAATAAAATTGCAATACATTATACCTATTACTATCTGTATCTTTATTGGTTATTTCCCACAAAGAAAATCCATCATACTCAGGATAACCTGCTTGACCTATATTAAGATCAATAGATTGTGTTTTAAAATTAACTATCTCTCTTATTTCTGATGAATCTGCATATAGTGTGGTATCTTCTGCTGTATTAGTTCCTAAAAATCTTTGGGTAATATGGGTAATTCCTAAACTTGCTAAATTATGCCCCAAGATGCCTGCATACCAACCTGAAGAATGGTGTTCTCCATCTTCTCCTATTGTATTGTGGAATGATAGCAACTTTGAAAGTTCAGGATCAGGATTGTGATTTAGCCCTGAGTACCCTGCTGAGGGATTTTGGTAGAGCCAAAAATCTATATACATACTATCATTAGAATCTACCATTTCATAAGAATTGATTTGATAAGGATTCATATTCCATGTTTCTTTCCCTACAAAACTACCCACTAATCCACTATCATTAGTTCCCCTATAAAGTCCTACACTTTTTAAATAGCTTGGTATATCACAATAAAACCTGCATTTTCCCACTTGTCTTTTAGCCATATCTTACTCCTAAATAACTGATTTTTTAATCTTTCTTGAAACTTTTGTTTCTTCTATTTCTTCAGGCTTTCTACCATCAGACCCCCATTGAACTCTACTAATATCCCAACTTCTTTTGTTTTGATTTATTATATTTGCATATCCTGATTGTAGATTCCAACTAACATATTTACAGCTTCTAATTTCAAACTCACCAACATAGCTGAACAATAATTCTGTTAATTCTGTTTGAGCCATACTAAAAATAATAATTTTATTTTTTCCAATCTTTATAGTCCAGCCTTCTCCTAGTTTTTTAGTACCTCTTATTTTTCCTCTGTAATCTATTTCAATAGCAGCAACTTCCCCATTGGTTTTAAAGGAAACATCTCCTAGCCCATACTCTAATGTGCCTGTTGTTGCCTGTGGTTTATTAAGTCTGTTTATTTTATCCATATTAATTAACTATATTATATCTTGTATCATACTTATTACATCAAGCACATCTATTACACCATCTTGATTATAATCTGCTATTAAAAATTCTTGAGGTGTTAAGTCCTCTGTGCTTTCTGAAACAATTATGTTAATAAGTTTAACCAAATCAAGAATATCTACTAATGAATCTCCATTTATATCACCTAATATAGTGCCAAAGCTAACATCAGGAGCAGTAAGCATAGCATAAACTTTTTCCTTATATTGAAGTGAGGAATAACTTAAGTGATGCATTT